TCTATTTTTTCTCTTTCAATTGTCATTTTTTGATTTTGTCTACCATTTTCATTTGCTTGTTTTAAATTTTGCAAACTTGTTTGTTGCTCATATTGATCACTTTGTCTAATATCTTTCATAGAATCTTGAAAATCAGAAATTTCATTTTTATTAACATCTGCCATAGCACCATAACCAGCTGCTCTAATTTCTGCAATTAATATATCTTTTTGTCTATTTTTTTCAGCTTCCATTGAATCATGATCCATTTTTAATTTTTGCTCTTCAGCTTTAGCTTGTAACTGTTGTTCTTGCATTTGTTGTTGTTGTTGTAATTCAGATTGTTTTTGTGCTTGTACTTTAGATTCAGAATCCCTAAGAACATTATTAAGTTGACCAATACTATCTGATTGTACAATTCTACCTAAATCATAAATACTTGCACCAGCAGTATTATTAGTCATAGCCATTTGCTTAAGTTGTTCTAAGACAGATCTATGATTAGCTGTTGTAGATGCAAATATATTCAGATCTCTTAGTAATAAATCAGTTCCATTTATTTGGAAATTTACTTTTTCATCATTACTTGTGATATATGTTAACCTATTAGATGGTTTAGTTGAATGATAATATTGAGCAACATCAGTTCTCATTTGATGAACTCTAGGCATTAAATAATCACAGTGTTGTATAAAGAACATTTCTGTTTGTGCATAAGAAGCTGCCGCAGCCTGTTCTACTCCAGTAGCAGTCATTTGAGATAATTGTTGTCCCATTCTTTGAGGATTTACTCCTATGACTTCATAAGCTTGATTTTTAAAGTGATTAGCTAATTGTACTCTACCCATTAATCTTTCTGTTTGTGAAAGATCTAATTTTTGAAAATGTTGAAAATTTAATGCATTCTCTGTGTTTGTAATAGATGTATCTAGAGGAAGCATCTGAAAGTTTTTCATTGCTACATATGCTTTAGCTAAATTATTCTTACCCCAATCTTCTCCTAATGAATGTCTAGGTAAAGTATTTTGATCAAGCATAATAATAGTACCAAGTTCATCAACTAAAATATCTGCAATTTGATTATTGACTATATTATAACCAATCTGGTAAGGCTTCATTAAATCAATTAAAGCAGTTGATTTAGTATTTCTATCTGAAAATACAGAACCTTCTACAGGCAATTTACAACCATAAATACTGCTATCACCTTTAAATTGAAATCTAAGTGGACCAACATGATTTTTATTTATACCAAGATACATTGGTGAAAATCCACCAGGATTATCCATACCCCAAAATGAAGGCATATTTGGTCCAACTTTTACACCACCCCAAACTTCATTAATCCAAATCCAATCTATATGTTCACCAAATACAATATTATCCTTTGTTTTATTTTTAAACAATCTAGTATCATAAACAGGACTATCAATTACTTTGTAATCCTCTGTTATTATTTCAGTAGTTACTTCTCCATTATCTGTAACTTTAGTAAGATGACCTACTTTTTTTTGAGATTTCCAATATCCGGTAGTTACTCTTAATAAATAAGCTGAACCTTCATCAAAGTAATCATCTCCTTCAGTTAATATTTCATTTATAATATCTCCGTCATTGATTACATTACCTGTCATTGCAGAAGTATATTGCCGCATTCCAAGTGATGGCATATTTGTATTCCAATCATGAGATTTGGTGCCATCATAAAAAGAACCATCATTCTGCATACCACCAATATTATAACCGGCAGATCTAACTGGATACACAGCTTCTAAACTTTCTAGTTGTTCTTCTGTCATTAAATAACCATACTTATCTATAACATCTGCTATTGTAAGCATATCTATTTTACCAACCCAATTGCCTTCAGATATATATCTATTGTCAGGAGATTTATGATAAAATGTTACAACAGGATTCCAAAGCTCAATTAAATAATCATCTTCCATCATATGAAAATGCCAGAACTCTCTATCTGTAATTAGCATGTCACGGAAACCTCTTTCTTCAAGTTCATCCATCTTAAATCTTTCAACATCTACCTTATGCTGATGAGATGCCCATTCTTCTATCATAGATCTATAATCTTTTTTAAAAAATTGTTCTATCTCAGGAAGTGTTTTTAATTTTTCTGGATTCAATTGTTCTTGTGCTTCGGGTGAAGCTATATCTAAACCTTGTTCTAGTAATGCTGCAGTTAGTTTTACTTGAGCATCTGCAAGTAAAGTTTCTTCTACCATTTTCATTTTTTGATCAAGCATTTCATTATATGAAAACTCATCAACAGCACGGTATGTAAGTTTAGTTGATCTTTTTGCAAATTCAGCTACTAGAACATTAATAACATTAGGAATTATCGGATAGAATTTTAGTTCTAATGCAGATGCATCTTCTTTAGTTAAGATCTCTACTATATCTTTATATTCATTATTTTCTTCAACTATATAATCAGATTTGTCTATAACACCTTTGGCAAGTTTGTAATTTTTCATTAACCTTCTAGCATTTCTTCTAATCTGTTTTTGACCATTCCACTCTAACCAGTCTAGATTCCAAGCAGCCCATTCTTCATTTTTATCATTTTTAGGAATAAATTGTAAAGGTTGCATAACACTACCCATACGATTCTTTTCTATCTTAGCTCCTTTTTTTATCTGTAACGCATTATATACTTGCATAACTATTATTTAAAATTTTTAAATGGGGATCTTTTAACTTGATTTGACCCCTTGTAAAAAGATTTACCCATATGACGAAATGGACTACTATTTAATTTAAACAAATTTTCTGACTTTTGCAAGTTTTTAGCTGCATCATCCATAATTGTTCTCTTAGTATATCCTCTATTTGATTGTTGTATATGCACAAAAGCAACTAATGCTGCAAAGGATACTAACCTATCCACGTTGACACCATATGCATATTCTCTCATTTCTGTAATTAACATAGGATCAGGAATACGTTCAATACCATAAGTTGTCTTTACAACTGTACCATCTGTTTTAAGTTCTTGATCTAATTCTTCTTTACAATACTCTATAGCATAACTAAGAAGATGTGCTTTAAAAAGTGTTCCTGTATTTTTCCAACCGTACTCCTGAAAAACGTTAGCATTAGAACCTATATCTTTTAGAAACATAATTTGACTTTTAGGGACCAAGTATCTTTGTTTTTTTCTAGATATCATATACTGAATAAATAAAGAAATATTATTTTCTATTAGTGCCCAAGCATTATACCACTCAATTATAAGTTCTAATTGTTTATGTGTTTGATTAATATCATCATATCTACCACACCATGCAGCAACAATCTTACCTTGCTCTATATAGGTTTCTGTCTCTACACCAGATACTTTAGTTACTTGAACTGGTGCTTTCATTACATATATAGAACATAATGATTCTGATGTTGTGGTGTTATGTGTTACAATAGCATGTTCTGTAACATAAAGATTATCAAGAGCATCAACAGATATACATATGGCTTCTGCATCATCCATGTATTCTATATTTGTTATGTATTTGCTAAATACTTTTGATGGTTTATATGTTTCTCTTTTTCTTTTTAGTATGAAAGGATTAAGATATTCAGGTAATAATACTCTTACAATATAAGAATCTAAATGAGTTGTTTTTTTACATCTTATTTTTGCTATCCCTCCTAATGATTGTACTAATTCAACAACTTGATATGCTAATGTTTTTGATGATGAGTAAAACTCAGCACCATGATTTGAATAAGAACCATCTGTATCCATCAATCCTTGTAATAAGGATAATCTACTAGATCCCATTGCATACATGTATTCTTGTGGTATAAATTTATCTTCAGATCTTTTACCTTTTAAACCTAATTCTTTTAATCTTTTAGTTAGTGAATTTCTTGAACCAAATTTTGTAATAATTGCATAATCACAATTTGAATTTTTAACTTTTTTTATTAATAAGTCATCTTCTAATATGTGTTCAATAGAATTAATTAACTCTGTATCAACTGTACTAAATCTAATAGATTTTTGAGACAATCCTCCATCACCTAATAGTAAACCTAGTAAATAAGGATTAACAGGTAACATTTTACCAAGATCAAAACCAATAGGTTTAACTATTGGTATTGACCATTTATTTCTATTTTGTTTATCTTTATAATAAGTAGAAATTGTATATTCTTTTTTAGTATTTCTACCTGTTCCATTATATGTAATTGTTTTAGTATTGTTTAATAAATCTTTTACAGAAAGTGTAATATATCCTTTTGTTCCACCATTTAATTTTACATCCCATAAATGATCTTCACATACTTTAATACTATGCCCATCACTGAATGTTATATTACACATTTTTTTAACTCCTTGCGGGTAAACACCAATTACATTAATAGCTTCTCCATTAGAACCAATTACTTTATCACCTATTTGAATATCCCCTATTCTTTTTCTACCTTCTGGTGTATAAAGCATATTATTAACATGCTCGGCTTTTCCTTCGGAAACAGGGTCAATAGAAGCATAATACATTCCAAATGTAGGATCAGATACTGGTCTTTCCCAAACAACTACACATCCTGTTTTATCTTCTGTTTTTTTAGAAATAGGAAATTCTGCTATAGGTCTTTTGTTACTTTTTGTAACTGATGGTTTTCCTTCAGCATCACTAGATATATCTAAATACTCATAACCATATTCTTTATCTTCTATTCTTCTTTCCTGTGCTGTTAATAAATGGGTAGGAAAAAGAGATACTGTTCTATGAGCAAAAGCTTCTTCTATATTTCTTGGGTGCTGAGATAATTCAAGTTGATATGCTTCTGGATTCATATTTTTCTTACATTCTTCAAAATATTTATCTAAATATTCTAAAGCTTCAGTAACAAGACTATTACCATAATCATCTATACAGGGTGGCATAGACCATTGTTCTGGTATAAACAAACCTGTCATACCTGTAGTACCTTTAGCATCTAATAATGTTGATTCAATTGCATATATGTCACTACCGTCAGGATTATTAATCATGTCTTTTAATGGACCACATTGATCTAAATCACCAACAGAACCTGCTGCAATAAACATCCCTGTAGTAATTAAACCTGATTTTAGTGCTGGTTTAATATATCCAAAAGTTTGATCCATCTTAGGAGCAATACCTGCTTCTTCATGAAAAAAGTATTTAACAGGTCCACCTACACCACTTGTTGGATCTTTCTCAAATGACATACCTTGTATAGTACCTTTAAGACCAACCTCAGTTTTTCTATCTCCTTTTCTTACTTCAATCTTTTGTTGCCACATCATTACTTTCTCTGGTGACATAGGACGGTACCATGCTGTATGTTCATTTAAGAATGCAGCATATTCCTGTAAAAATTTCCAAGAACCTTTTTCATTAATATAATCTTTAAGACTAGCACCCATCTTAAGAGTAACACCTGATTCAAACCATTGCTGATTTATAAACTTACCCATATGATAATATGAAGAAGCAATCTGTCTCTTCTTTAATATAGCAGCATGTTTATAGTTTAGTTCTGCTAAGAGTTCATATAATGCCATATGATATTGAGCATCTCTAATTTTAGCAAAACCAAAATTCTGTTCTTCTTTATCAAAGATTGGTAAAAAGTTTAACCACATATAATATTCTCTTGCAAGAAACCATGTGTCTCCATTATCTTTTACAATAACACCCTTTCTACATTTTACTTTTTGATCATCCCAGTAAGTTATAAAGTCTCTTGATTTAAAGGGAGCTGTACAGTATACTCTATCTTTTTTAAACTTAGTTGATTCCGATATGAATATTTGATTTGTTGTTTCATTAAATCTGTATTCACCTGGTTCTTTAAATAGTTCTTTGATAAACTTACTGAAGTCCTCTCTGGATTCAAAACTTGTTGTTGTCCATTCTCCATTGTCATAGGTTGGTATGTCTTGATAAATTTCACTCATTATTGGTCATAGGCCATTCCAATGCCCCCTCTTACTTTA